GAACATACACAAATTGGATGTGTTTCTTCGGGACACAATCGAGATGTCGTTTCTGCCAACTGATGAATGTGTTGCTCAGGACAAGAAGAGCAACAAGGAGGTTAAGAAGCAGGCTAGGATGGAGTTTTATAATGAGAGGAAGTTTGTGAAGGGATGGAAATAGGGATGCCTAACGCTTGTTCCTGGATACAATAGTAAGCCCAAGATTGAATGTATACCAGGGGTAAGGGTGCAAGCGTTGGAAGATGACAAAGGGCAAAGAAAGGAGCGGTTTCTTGTCATGGACCGCAGTCTTCCTACTCCAGGAATTGTTTACACTCACAACAATTCTCTGGACAATGTTTTGCGCGGGATAGGGTAAAGGTTGAAAATGGTGTCGGATGGCGCTGGAGGTTTTGTGCCTCCCCCCAGGCCGAGCATCTTTGACCTTGAAGAATACCGACGAAGACTGTTGAAGAAAATGCCCAAGCTTGAGGGACCCATCTCATTGGATGAATTCGTCCAGTGCTATGATGGACCCAAGCGTAAGCGTTATGAAGCAGCAGTTGAGCAGTTGGTTAGGGACGGGTTGCAGGATGCGGATGGAGATATCAACATCTTCATTAAGGACGAAAAAGTCTGTTCGTGGACTAAGGTGGACCCTGCACCCAGGTTAATATCTCCCCGGTCCCCGAAATATTGCGTCGAATTAGGAAGATTCATCAAACCTATAGAGCATTTGTTATACAAGGCGGTTGCTCGCGTCTGGGGTGAAATCACCATAGCCAAGGGTCTAAATTTTAATGAAAGAGGAACTTTGATTCAGGATAAATGGGAGTCATTCGATGACCCCGTTGCTGTGGGCCTTGATGCATCCCGTTTTGATCAACATGTGTCTGAGGACGCCTTGCGGTGGGAACACTCCATCTATAGAGGCTGTTATCCACGTGAAGGTAAAAATGGGAAGCTCGGCCGACTACTGGATAGGCAAATCATTAACAAGGGACGGTGCTATGTCGACAACCATCGTGTGGAGTACGAGCATAGAGGTGGACGTATGAGCGGTGATATGAACACAGCATTGGGAAACTGCCTCATAATGACTGGTTTAGTTTGGGAACACTCAAGACAATTGGGGGTCCCTGTCAAGCTGATCAATGATGGCGATGACTGTGTTGTGTTCATGGAGCGACGTGATCTAACTCGGTACTTGGATGGTCTAGAGGAGTGGTTTCGGGCTAGGGGTTTCTCCATGAAGGTAGAGAAGCCCGCTTACGAGCTGGAAGAAATAGAGTTCTGTCAATGTCATCCGGTTTGGAATGGAGAACAGTACACGATGTGTCGGAATGTGTTTAAAGCCCTGTTTACTGACGGGGTACACATAGGACGGACATTGGAGGAAATTCAGCATATACGAGCGGCGACATCAAAATGCGGGAAAGTGTGGTCTAAGGGCCTGCCCGTGTTTC